GTAGTTTCCAATGATAATCTACATAGTAAAGAATATCAAGAGATGCGAGATCGAATTTCTAAATTAGAGTTTGATCTCAACATTGTTAATCAACTGATTCATAAAGGTCATATATAATGTCAAAACAACAATACAACTTAAACACAAAGACAGATTATCTATCACGTAAAATGTTTCTGGATCCACAAGGTCCTGTAACCATTCAACGCTTTGAAGAAGTAAAGTATAAAAAGATTGCAGACTTTGATGCTACTGCACGTGGCTTCTTTTGGCAACCAGAAGAGATTAGTCTTACTAAAGATGCTAATGACTTTAAGGATGCTAGTGATGCTGTTAAACATATCTTTACAAGTAACTTGTTACGTCAAACAGCTCTTGACAGTTTACAAGGTCGTGGCCCAACACAAGTGTTTACACCTGTATGCTCATTGCCTGAAGTTGAAGCATTGATGTACAACTGGGGCTTCTTTGAAACTAACATTCACAGCAAGAGCTATAGCCATATTATTCGTAACATCTACAATGTGCCAAAGGATGTGTTCAACACTATCCATGATACTAAAGAAATTGTAGACATGGCATCAAGTGTTGGCAAATACTATGATGAATTGCACAGAATCAACTGCATGAAAGAAATAGACGGATCAGTTAACGAAGAAGCTCACATCAAAGCTATCTGGATGGCATTAAACGCAAGTTACGCATTAGAAGCATTCCGCTTTATGGTGTCATTTGCTACAAGTCTAGCAATGGTAGAGAACAAGATCTTTATCGGCAACGGTAACATTATCAGTTTGATCCTACAAGACGAACTACTACACAAGGGATGGACTGCCTATATGATCAATCAAGTAGTCAAAGAAGATCCTCGCTTTGCACAAGCAAAGATCGAATGTGAAGCAGAGGTATATCAACTGTACATGGATGTAATCCGTGAGGAAAAAGACTGGGCCAACTACTTGTTTAAGATGGGTCCAGTTATCGGACTCAACGCAAATATCCTACGTGACTTTGTAGACTACACAGCAGTAGATGCTCTCAAACAAATTGGCATCAAATATAATAATCCAGCACCAAAGTCAACACCTATCCCTTGGTTTAACAAGCATACTGATACTAGCAAGAAACAAACAGCACTACAAGAAAACGAATCGACTAATTATGTTATCGGAGTTATGGGCGAAGGTATTGACTATGATGCCTTGCCTGTGCTATAATAAGACATTGGAGAAATTATGACAACCCCAGTTATTGTATGGTCAAAGTACCATTGCCCTTATTGCGATCAAGCAAAGGCATTATTAAAACAACAGGGTGTTCCATTTGAAGAGCGTAAAATCGGAGATGGATACACTAAAGAAGAATTGTTAGAAGCAGTACCAAATGCTCGCACAGTTCCACAAATTATCATCAACGGATCATCTATTGGTGGATTTACAGAATTAAGAAAATATATCGACGAAACCGGATTTAACGGATCCGGATACTAAAAAAGGAAACTAAAATGTTAATCAATAAAGGCGTATCAGCAGGCGAAGTTATTACACTAAAACTCACAAGTGGTGAAGAGATTGTAGCTAAACTAGCAGAAGAAACAGATGCTTACTACAAACTCAGTAAGCCAATGGTTATTGGTATGGGACAAAAAGGCCCAGGCTTAATGCCGTACTTGTTTACAGTTAGTCCTAACACAGATGTTAGACTACAAAAGTCTACAGTAACAGTAGCAGAAGCAACTGACGAAGCATTTGCTAAACAATTTCTTGAATCAACAACTGGCATTGCGCTAGCCTAATATCATGCCAGCTGTAGCAAGAAAAGATGGAACTGATACAATCTCAACATCACATGTTTGTACGGTTGTAACAGTCACTGATGAAGGATCAGATGATGTATTTGTTAACAACATAGGTATTGTTCGACAAGGCGACCTAAACGAAGCACACTCTTATGGACCTCCTTACAATAGAGGAAACCCTACATGCGGTGATTTGCACCAAGTACCTTTAAGTAGCTTTAGTCCAACTGTGTTTGCTAACAATAAAAATATTGGAAGGATTGGAGATGCATATGGTAGCGAAACTATTATATCAGGTTCCGAAACTGTATTTGCAAACTAGTTGTTATCTATTATAATACAACATGAACATTTATCTAGACATGGACGACGTAGTCGCCGATTGGATGCCCGCCGCAAGAGCAATAGTTAATCGCAACTGGAATTATGGAGAACGTATTCCAGACAGTGATTGGGACAAGGTAAAAGCCAAAGCTCGTTTCTATAGAGATTTGCCAGTTAAGCACGGAGCATATGAATTAGTAGAATATTGTAAACAGCGTACTACTGAAACCGACGGTACACTACAATTTTTAACAGCACTACCACACGATTACTCTGTGCCGCATGCTAGCTATGACAAAGTAATGTGGGCCAATGAACGCTTTCCGGGTATTCCTGTGCTATTTGGAATATACAGCTACGATAAATGGAAGCACTGTAAAAATCCAACAGACGTGCTAATCGACGATCGCACAAGTAATTGCAACGAATGGATTGCCGCAGGTGGCAACGCTCACATCTATCGTAATTGGGAAGATTGTTTAATCTGGTTTCAACAGCACGTAGAATCATGAACAGTTTAGAGAAAGTTTGGGCGAGAGCAACTGGTCATTTAATGGGCCAAACAGACGAAGATCGTCCAGATATTCCTATACTTACTTTAAGAGAAGCACGTATAGCATTGTTTTTAAAGACATTCTGGGTCATCATACATGTGATAACGTGTTGCTTCATTATTGCAAACACAATACGTCACTGGTAATAACTAATATAACAAAAGGAGACCATAACATGGCACAAAACAAATACGCAGAATTCACAAAAATCGTTGAGGCAATGGAAGCAGACTTTGAAAAGTTCTATGACAAGGAAGTTGGCGCTGCCGGCACCCGTGTTCGTAAGGCTTGCCAAGATTTAGCCAAATTATGCAAAGAAACTCGTAACGATGTTACCGCAGTTAAAAACGCACGTAAGCCAGCAGACAAGAAATAAGTCAACGAACCCCTAGGTAAATACGTTATATACTTACAAGGGGTATATCATGAAAAAACTTTTAATTGTTCTTTTATTAACTGCTAGTGCTACAGCATTTGCTCAACATAATCATCACTGGCGCCATCATGGGCATCGTCATGGCGGCCCAGGATTTGGTTATTGGGTAGCACCGTTGGTCATTGGCGGCATTGCTGGAGCAGTTATTGCTAGAGAAAATCAGCAATCACAACCTCCTGTAATTGTACAACAACCACAGTCAGTAATCATTCAGCGTCAAACAGTTTGCACTGAATGGAAAGAAATACAAAATTCCGATGGACAAGTCTATCGTGAAAGAACTTGTACTCAATAAGGAACATATCATGGCAAAATTTAAAGCACATCATCCGCGCTCAGTAAAAGCTACTGCTCGTAGAGTTCTTAAGAAAAAGAAATAATGGCATATTCAGATAAAGTCGTAGATCACTATGAAAATCCCAGGAATGTCGGATCTTTTGATAAGAGTGATACTGACGTTGGTACTGGTATGGTTGGCGCACCTGCTTGCGGCGACGTCATGAAATTACAGATAAAGGTTGATCATGATACAGGTATTATTACAGACGCTCGCTTTAAAACGTATGGCTGCGGTTCGGCAATTGCGTCAAGCAGCCTCGTCACTGAGTGGGTCAAAGGAAAAACTCTCGACCAAGCTAGCCAACTCAAAAACTCCCAAATCGCCGAAGAACTATCCCTTCCGCCAGTTAAGATACATTGTAGTATTCTAGCAGAAGATGCAATTAAAGCAGCCGTAAATGATTACCGTAACCGACATAGCCAGCAAGAAAATAAAACAGCTTCTGTCTAAGCGAGGTAAAGGTATTGGTATACGTCTAGGCGTAAAAACTACAGGATGTAGTGGACTTGCTTATACGTTAGAATATGTCGATAGTTATACTGCTGAAGACGGAGTTACGAACTATGCTCAACCAGATTTTGTAGTACTAGTCGACGCAAAATCACTTGTCTATTTAAATGGACTTATTGTTGATTGGGCCCGTAACGGACTTAATGAGGGATTTGAATTTCGAAATCCTAATGAACGTGACAAATGTGGTTGCGGGGAAAGTTTTAGAATATGACAAAGTATTGGTCAAGAGAAGATACACAATATTGGATAGCACAGCTAGAAAATCGTTTGGAAGATATAGATTATTATTTGAATCGCACAGTTGAATGGTGCGAAAACAATGGAGTATGGGATCGAGAAAAAGTCTTTAGCCTTACCTTTGTTACTGTGATTTGGGTCTGCCACATGCGCGGCGAAGATGTAAGTCGACAGGAAATCTATGAACTGCTAGGCATTGAAGACTACTATAACTGTGAAGATCATGTAATGGAATTAGGTAGCCAGCTTAACGGATTGGACTGGGAAGAGATGTTAAGTTTGGTTGCTACAACCTTTTCAAAAGACTAGACAAACTTCTATAACGGCAGTATAATACAAGCTGTGTTTAACTGTTAGGAGTTTGAATTGTCAATGCATTTAGAAGGCCCGTGGTTATCTACTACAGGTAAACGAAAAGGCAAACAAAAGTTTGCATCAGCAGATGCCAAACGAAAGAGTGAACAATTGGACAAAGAATGGCGTGATCTACAGAAGCGTTGGGGCGTTGAAGCCGAAGAAAAAAAGCGCAAACGTGCATTAGAAGCAGAGCCATTAACCTACAAACTATCAGTTCCCGCTGGTCGTAGCACAGCTCATATTAAGAGCCTAGGTCAAGACAGCGGTGTAGCTACCCTAGCACAACCTAAAGTCTATACAGGCACTAAGGTTAAGGGTATTGCCACTATGCATAAGAGTAATGCTGTGCCGGTTTTCAGTGATGAACAGGCCATAGATATTTCGAAGATGCGTAGATAAGTAAGTAACTATCATAAAAAGGAGAAGAAATGATTAAACTCATTAAAATCTTACTTGTATTGATTGGTCTAGCACTTGTTGGATGGATTGGATACAAAGCGGTCATGTATAAACTCGACCCAGATAAGCAGTTGGTTATGAAAAATACATCAGTCACTGCTGAAGTTAGAAACAAACAATTAGAATGCCTAACTCGTAATATCTATTACGAAGCAGGTAATCAACCTTTTGAAGGCAAAGTAGCAGTAGCACAGGTTACTATCAACCGTGCGGAAAGTGGGCAATTCCCTTCCGATATCTGCAAAGTAGTTTACCAAAAGAATGTAGTGTACGAACGTGTACTTTGTCAGTTTAGTTGGTACTGCGAATCAGCTACTATCCTAAAACCCAAAAACGCAGCCGTACTCAAAGAAAGTGAAATGGTTGCACGTCAAGTTCTGTTAGAAGGGTTTCGATTGCCTAGTTTGAAAAACGCATTGTATTTTCATGCTACACATATTAACCCAAAATGGAATCGAGAGAAAGTAGCGGTTATTGCTGGTCATGTGTTTTACAAATAAGAGGATATTATGAAAGTTGATTTGAGAGATTTAGTTAACCTTAAAAAGATGCGGGACAGTCTCACTGAGAACATTGGACATCTTAGTGCAGAAACATTGGGCTGGATTGGAGTTATCCTAGTGCATCTAGCCACTATTCCAACGTTGGTGGCAATTTTAACTGGATTAACTGAAAAGTTACCACCAGTTGATATGATTGCCTTAATGTGGTTGGGGTTATTCACATTCTTTGTCCGATCAGTAATCGCCAAAGACTTACTGAATATTATTACAATTGGTTTTGGATTTTTTGTACAGGCAATGTTAATGGCATTGATCATTTTTAAGTAAAAATAGTCGATAAATACTTGTCTATGAAAATAACTTTAGCCGATAAGTCAATTGCTTGGCTCGCTCTTCTAAGCGGGCTAACTATTTCTGCTGTAGCCATTTGGTATTCAGTAGCAGGTCTAGTCAGTATCTTTGCCGCTGCCGTTGTGCCTATTATTGTAATGGGCGTAGCATTAGAGATCAGTAAGCTAATTGCCACAGTATGGCTAAAGTTAAATTGGCATCGTGCTCCGACCTTTATCAAAGGTTATCTCCTAGCCTCTATTGCTATTCTGATGGTAGTTACTTCAATGGGTATCTTTGGATTCCTATCAAAAGCACACTCAGATCAAAGTTTAGTAGGCGGCGACGTGCAAGCCAAAATTGCAGTATATGATGAAAAGATTAAAACAGCTAAAGAGAATATAGATGCAAACCGTAAGGCTCTTAAACAAATGGATGAGGCAGTGGACCAGGTTATGGGTCGAAGCACAGATGAAAAAGGTGCCGATAAAGCCGTGGCTCTCCGCAGAGCTCAGCAAAAGGAACGTGGTCGTCTCCTTTCTGAAATCGAAGCCGAACAGAAAAAAGTTAGCATACTTGCTGAAGAGCGAGCGCCGATTGCCGCAGAAGTCCGTAAGGTAGAAGCAGAAGTAGGACCAATCAAATACATTGCTAATTTTATCTATGGCGACAATCCCGATGCTAACGTTTTAGAAAAAGCAGTTACATGGGTTATTGTTATTATTGTTATTGTATTCGATCCGTTAGCTGTTATTCTATTATTAGCAAGCCAATATAGTTTCCAATGGTTTAGACAAGCTAAAGAAGAGGAAGAACTCGACTATATGGAAGAACACTTCCAAGAAGTTGCCGATGCCCTTAATGAAACTTTTGCAACAGAAATAGAAGCACCGCCTACTGTAAATCCGCACCCACCTGGATGGATGTTTGACAATGTTGCTAAAGAACCTATGAAATTTGTAGACCCAGGCGAGCATCCTAATGATCGTCTTGAAACAGACGTTGAAGAACCTGAACCTGTTGTTGAAAAGAGTTTACTTGAACAGCACCCGTATCTAAATAAACCATTTGATCACTTCAAAGATCTTACACCTATGGTTTATAAACCAGAGAAGTTAACAGATACAGAAATTGCCGAAAGCTACATTCTTGTGCCCGAAGAAGAAGACGCAGAATTGGAAAACGCCGAAGAGCATGAAAAAATATCAATGGCTCGCTGGAAATTAGAAAATCCAGGAAATAGTCTAAAGAGACAACGAATCTTATTTGAAATGGGAAAGATTGATCGACTCCCTTGGGACGAAGAATCAAAAAAAAAGAGCAGCTATATGATCAAAGATCGAGAACAACAGATCAAGAAGATCAAAGAATAAGCTATGTGCAAAATGCAGAACAAGGTTCCACATCTATTTGGAATAGAATATTAAAAAATAAGTAACACATGAGTTTCGGAAAAATTAATCTTATTACCCCACCAGATAAACTGTTTAATTTAAATCCTGGATTTTTACTAGTTAAACCTAGTGTAAAAGTAAAAATGCAGTTTCAACAGTTATTAAGCCAAAGCGACGAAGATTTAAACGTCTACATCTACGACACTGACGAAACAAACATCGAATGGATGCTTAGTGTAAGTCAACAAGCAGATACTATTATTATTGATATTGACAATTGTGATAATATTACCAAACAGTTTGCTAGTTTCTTACTAGCTCAACCAAATACGCATTATCTAACTACTGACGAAATCACACCTTGGCACCTGATCAGTCGGAATAGGATATATAATTTAGACTGGATATTAGAAGCCCTAAAAGAAGAGGGCGATGATGAAGAAGAAACTGAGGAACCTAATGAAGAATAATAATGTAATGAGAGGAACTGGAGTAGTTCTAAAAGAAGGCGAAGATGTCAACCGTGCTCTACGCCGTTTTAAAAACAAAATTGAAGACGCTGGTACTTTAAAAGTATTACAGAAAAAAGAGTTTTATGAGAAACCAACTACTGAACGCAAACGTAAAAAATCTGCGGCAAAGGCTCGTTGGACTAAAAAGCTCGAAAAAGACTCATTACCTAAAAAAATGTATTGACCTAATTGTCTGTATGTGTTAAAATAAGTTTCTTAAAGAAAGAAATTTATATGGCAAATACAGACATTATGATCGACTTAGAAACTTTGGCAACATCTCCTGATGCTGCCATTCTTACGATCGGCGCAGTAAAGTTTGATCCGTTTGGCGACGACATCAATGACCCAAAGTGTGAAAAGTTTTATGTTAAGGTTGACCTTGACAGTTGCGACAGACTCGATCTTGAAGTTAACGATGCTACACTTGAATGGTGGGCTCAACAAGATCAAGCTGCTCAAGACGAGGCATTCAGCGAAGACAATAGGATTGACATTGTTGATGCGTTTAATCAACTGTATAAATTTTGTTGGGGTGCTAAACGTGTATGGTCACATGGTGCTGCCTTTGACATTGTGATCTGTGAGAATGTGTTTAAAAAGATCGGTAAAGCTGTTCCTTGGAGTTTCTGGGAAGCTCGTTGCACACGTACACTTTTTGACATTGGCATTAATCCACATCGTCCTCCAGTACTCAAACACCACGCTCTAGAAGATGCTTGGAATCAAGCAGTAGGTGTACAGAATGTGTTTAAGACATTGAAAACAAGCACAACAAGTGCAGGACAATATATTGCACCATTTGCAAGAGAAAGATAATATGGATAGTCAAACTAAAGAAGTAATGGACATTCTCCAAGAAGAATGTGCAGAAGTAATTCAAGCGGTAAGTAAGATTAGCCGCTTCGGCTTAGATAACTACAAGCCAGGTAAACCTAAAACTAACAGAGAACATCTGGAAGAAGAGCTAGGCGATATGTTAGCTATGATTGACATTCTACATAGTATGGATGTTGTATCTTACACTAACATTGAACGAGCGCAGGCTGCTAAAATAGAAAAACTAAAAAAATGGTCAAATATTCAAAATTTAGAGAATATTTGAAATAAATAAAATTGTAAGCAGTGCCCTTTGGGGCTGTTTATAGGGCATGATGCCCAAATTTTAATCTTGCTTAATTAAGGAGAAACATTATGAGCAAAGTCATCGGTATCGATTTAGGTACAACAAATTCATGCGTAGCGATTATTGAAAATGGAGTCGCAAAAGTAATTGAGAATTCAGAA